TCCCAAAATCACCTCGCCCAAACGTGCACGCACCGCTGGGAAGGGAAAGAGAGGGGCAGGCCTTACGATTTCCGGAAATATGACGGGGAACAGGTGCAGCCGGTCTTTTGCAGGGCGATAAATTTTCGCTATCTTCGCATCATTATGAGCAAGACAAGTAAGAACATCATCATGGATGGCATCACGGCACTCCAGTGGGCCAGAGAAATCAGTAAGCTTCCCGATGGGGAGTTTACCCTGGTTTTCTTTCCTTACTCCAGGACGAGAGGTGAGGCGAGCGCAAAGCTTCAGGTGCGCCGGCATTGCAAGTACCGCACCCAGTTGCCGAAGGAACGCTTCGCCATCGATGGAGAGAACTATCTTCTCTATACAGATGAAGATGAAGAACCAAAGATGTGCTACCGGATTCTCATCAGGTACATGGGCTTTCCTCAAGACGGATTTAAACTTCACAAAATAAATTGGTTATAATTGGTTATGAAAGAATACGAAATTGATATGTATGGCAACGCCGGCATCTACCTTGCCGATGGCAATACCTTCACCTTCCAGCTAGGTGAAGGCGACTCCATCTTTGGTGCAGACCAGCTCTTCCAGTCGCCACTCCTGGAGTCTCCATTCGGTGGTACGTTCTGGATGCAGCAGCACCACTATCTGGGCATACAGGGATATCAGGTGTTGATGCGTGGCTACAACAACCAGCAATGCGACGAAGTGACCAAGGAGATCAAGGAGAACCGACTGCTCCCTCGTCTCTATTCCAAGGAGATTAAAATGCTCTATGGCCATGGACTCGCCGTATACAAGCAGGCTATCGAGGATGGCAAGCTGGTACGTAAGTACGAGGAGCAGCCTGAAGTAATGGAATGGCTCGACTCCTGGAGCTCACGCGGCATCCCTTCAGTCGAGGAGTTCTGTAAGACGTGCATCAAAAACTTCTATTACTTTGGAGACTTCTTCGTGAAGTGGCGCTTCACCCGAGGCAAGGTGATAGGTATGGGTAAGCCGGTAGCTGCGCTTGAGGCGATGGAGAACCGTTACTGCAGGTTAGCAACTACCCGCCAGGATGTTGCTTCAGAATTGATTTCGTACGGAGACTTCAAACAGGTTGTAGTAGGACGATTCTCCTATGGCTTATCGAGTTACTCGGTTTATCCGAAGTTCAGCTTTAACGAAGTTGACAACTACCGGTATGCTGCGATCTCTCATCACAGAGAGAAATCAGTAGACGAATTCTACGGAGCCAACGAGACGCATCAGGGAGCTCGCCCATACATCCAAGGTAGTAACAAGACTGCCCGATATATAAATAGTTTTCTGAAAAACTCGCTGGCAGCAAAGGTGCATGTCATTATACCTAACGCCTGGATCCAGAGCAAGCGCACCCAGATGACCAAGCTCTGCGAGGAGAACAAGCGACGCAAGGCGAAGGGCATGGAGCTGTTGAAGTATAACGGTATCGATATCGGTACAGACTTCAAGGAGTCGTGCATGGTCCGGTATGTTCGTGACGAGGTACGCAAGTTCAGTTCCTATCTGTCAGGTGCAGACAACCAGGGCAAGGGTTTCTCTTCCATCTCCTTCATGGACGCCCAGGGTCACGAGCAGTCGTGGAAGGTGGAGACTATCGACCTCAAGTATAAGGAATATATCGAGGCGCTCATCTCCTACGACAAGCGTACCGAACAAGCCCTTCTGTCTTCGGTAGGTCTCGATGCAGCTATATCTGCAGTTGATAAAGATGGAGTCATCTCGAAGAGTGGAAGTGATACCTATTATAATTATCTCATCTACATCATGTCGCTCACCTCAGAGGATGAAGTCTGCGCAGAACCGCTCAACTGGGCGTTGCGCATGAACTTCCCAGAACTCTACAAGCAAGGCTGCAGGCTAGGGTTCTACCGCGAGGTTCCACAACGGCAGGAAGATATAACACCATCCCAACGACTTAACCAACAGCAGTCATGAACAAGAAATTTCAACTCAATCAACTCTTCACCAGTTATGCGCAGTTCTGTAACTGCGCACCTGGTGCAGATACTAGCGCCGACTTCGACAGCCTTCAGGGTTCTGCCGTAGCTGCGCGCAAACGTATTGTTGCCATCATCGGCAACAATACGTTCTCCGATATTGTCGGTATCGAGGAAGAAGAGAGTGGCATCAAGGATTTTCTCCGCGCTGCCATGGCGAACCTTACGCTAGCTACTCAGATTACATTCGATGCCGTGAACCGCAGGAAGAACGATATCAATCTCTATAAGTACGAGATGGAAGGCATGAAGCGCTCCTATATGGAGAACTACTTTAATGCGATGGATTCGTTGATTTCTGAACTTACTGAAGAGATAAGTGCCGATGATCCTGCCGATATCCGTCTTGTCATGGAAGACTGGCGCAAGACAAATTACTACAAGATGCTCAGTAAACTGAAGGTAGTTACTGCCGATGAATTCGACGAAATTTATCCTATCGACCTCTCGTATCTCTTCTTTTTCCGATGCGTCCCTCTACAGAAGGAAGTACTCGACGAAAGCATAGGCGCCTACTTCGACCGACTCGAACAGGGAGGAGAAGATCAGACTTTTGCCGAGTTTGCCCAGAAGGCGCTGCCTATGCTCAAGCGTGCTCTGGTGAAGAAGACCGTGGCGAAGGCTCTCAGGCGTTTTGATATCCTGGAGTTCCCTGCCACCATCCGCAACCTCTTCGATGACAATACCGCCACCCGCTCAGGCAGCGACGAGGCAAGCCGTGCGCTCCAGCTCGCCACACAGCTAGACGGGGAGGTGGAAGATCTGCTGCATAATGTGGATATGCTCCTCGATGCTCAGGAAGGAAACGATTTCCTTTCCTTCTCTGCCGAGAACCGTCCGGACGACAATATGTATTTAATGCCATAAGCTTATGAAAAAGACGATAACCGTAAGAGCAAACGGAATAGAGCATGAAATTCCGAACTCGTGGGAACTACTCACTTCTGACCAATATCTGAAGCTGGTGGAGCTGCTTTCTCTCATGGAGAGTGGGCAGTTTTCCCCAGGCGCCGTGAAATGTCTGTTTCTCTGCTACATGAAGGGATGGAACCTGAACAAGATTAAGCGCGATGAGCGAACTCTGGAGAACTTCATGTCTATCGCAAGTCAGCTAACCTTTATCTTCCAGGAGAAAGATGACAAGCTCGATCTCTGTTTCTGCCGGCAGCAGTTGCCGATTATCTTTATTGATAAGAAAGCCTATTACGGCTACGAGGTCAATACAGATTTCAAGTCGCTCACCTGTTCGCTCACGGCCCTGCAGTATATCGAGGCGCGCCAGCTGCTCGATATGGGCGAGGAAAGTCTTCCTCTACTGGCTGCGATACTCTACTTCGACAAGAAAGAATATTCATCTGAAGAGGCGCAGAAACTCGCTCTGAAGTTCAAGAAACTGCCTGTCAACACACTCCGGGCGATAGCCTTGAACTTTACTGCAGTAAATAATTTCCTCTTTTCGAAGACTGAATTTTCCCTGCTTACCAAGTTTATACCTAAGGAGGGCAGCAGTATTACTACCGATGCAACCGATGCGCTCTACGATCTCTCCAAGGATGGACTGGGTAATGCCCGTCAGGTAGAACAGCTGAATGTGCTTACCTATCTTCGCATTCTCAGGAAGAAGACCATCGAGGGAGTAAAGAGCCTGAAGGCTACCGGTATGGAGTTGGCCAAGATAGCAGACGAGGTAGGGCTACCGTTGGAGATAGTTAAAAAGATTATATAACTAAGGCAGGGAAACAACCTCTCTGCGACAAAAATATAAAAGCCTATGTTATTGGATTTATTCGAATATTTCGCCAAGTTTCCTGCTACTGCAGGAGTTACGAAGGGTATTGCCAACAAGGGCGAGAGCAGTATGGAAGAATATGCTACCGTGCTCAAGGCAATCAAGGAGATGCCCGAGAAAGAACTGGTTCCGGAGATAGAAAACTACGTTTACGGCCAGTCGTTCGACGAACTGAAGCAACGCATCGATAAGCTTACCGGTTCCTTCCTGTTCGTAGATTACGGAGAGGTGGATATGCAGAGCGATGGGCGCCGGAGTTTCCAATGTACCCAGCGTATAGCTGTGACCGTAGCGATGAAGTTATCTGCTCATGCCGATATGCTCGAACGGGTCATAGCCAACGACCGAACCCTTCAGATGCTTTCGAAGGTTCATGCCCGTATCATGGCAGATGTGGAGACGGAAGGACTCTACTGGATGGACCGGGAGAGTATTACTACCTGTGAGATCATTCCGTTCGTGTCTGCAGAACTCCAGAGCTACGGCTGGACCCTCATGCTATCTGCCACAGGTGCAGACATCCTGGATGTTCACCGGCTGTCACGCCAGATGATGCGCTAGCGTCCTTTGCGGTTCCGGAATATTTGCGTAATTTTGCAATGTCTAAAAAACATAAGGCCGAAATGTTATGAAACAATATAAACGAAATATACCGATGATAGCAATCACCTCGCTCCCTCTGACGGCTGTGTCGGAAGGGTTCCAGTATGTGTATCAGGACTGGGAGTTTGCCAAGTGGATAGCGATAGCCATCTCTATCGATACCTTCCTGGGTGTATGGAAACATCTTATTCACAAGGATGCGTCTAGCGAATCCTTCTTCTCCAGGTTCACGAAGAAGATTGTAATCTACGTCTTCCTGATGATCCTGAGCAATTTTGCAAGTCATGCCACCGTAGAAGGCTCTACTGTTGGCCCGATGCAATGGATAGGAACCTATATCTGCGTGTTCATGATGGTACGCGAGGTGTTCTCAATTATCGAGAACATACAGGCCATATATCCGATATTCCCGAGGAACTTCGTAAAGCACATGAAGGACTTCAACGACAAGGGAGATTACATTGGCGGCGGGCCTATCAATTTTTCAGAAAAAGATGCGCCCGATGATGCATAATTAGGTATACATTATTATAATATATATAAAGGTATGGCAAGTAAAACTCAATTAGCCTTCGCCCGTCAGGTGTATGCTGCGGCCGTGGAGGCAAAAACAGAAATAGATCCTGCCTTCGTTACTGCCCAGGCTATGCTTGAGACAGGATGGGGTTCAAGGGTTATCGGTAAGGCTAACCTCTTCGGTATTACCAAGGGCAGCCAATGGGACGGAGATATCGTCATGGTGAAGACTCACGAATATTTCAAGACTCCTAAACAGAAGTTCAAGGCGCCAGACTGCATCGTCTCTGTGTGCAAGGTGGCAGGCAAAAATCTCTGGTATTATACCGTGATGCGTGCCTTCAAGGATTTCGACTCTATAGGCGACTGCCTGAAGGAACATGAACGTCTCTTCCAGAAGTCGGGCTATAAGGATGCCTGGCCATACCGCAAGGAACCGTTCAAGTTTGCCCAGAAGATATGCGACGCGGTAGGGTGCAAGTACGCTACAGATCCTACGTACCTCACCACTATCACCTCGATTATCAAGACGATCCAGCGGAAGTGTGCATAAATTTTAAGTATTTTTGTTGTTATTTGTTGTTAGTGTGAATAGGTTTATAGGTTTTATTAAGGTTATTTTTCTAGTGCTGATTCCGCTCGCCCTGGTTGTGGCATTCAAGGAGTGTCACGAACTCCGGGGCGAGTCGGAGCGCACGAGAGAGAATCAGAATATCCTCCTTCATAACGGCAGGGTAGAGATAGGACGGACGCAGTCAGGCAGGCCAAGAGCTTCCGTGCAGGCGATCACGTTGAAGACGTCTGACCTGAAGCGTAACCCCGACTCTCTCCTTGCCGTTAATAAGAAGGAACTCAAGATAAAGAACAGCCGGATCATGGCGGCAGCTACAACCTCTACCACCACCCAGGTAGACGTGAAGGCAGCCATCCGGCCGGTTCCTCACGATACATGCAGTCGGCTTCTTTCCGGTTCCTACCGACCGCCCGACGTCTCGCAGACGGTTTCCTGGAGTGATCCATGGATAACCCTGCGGGGCGCTATCGAGGGCGACAGCATGCAGGTGCATATCGAGAGTCGCGATACCCTTCAGATGATTGTTCATCGTGTGCCGAAGAAGTTCCTCTTCTTCCGCTATGGGACCAAGGGTGTGCGCCTGTCGGTGGTGGGCCAGAACCCTCACTCCCAGCTCTCTTATCCAAGGATTATCATGTTTAAGAAATAAGTTTATGTGTTTATAGGTATGTATAGTTAGGCTGAATTTTATATTAGGTGTATCTTTTTTATACTCATGATTATTAGTTATAATTAGTTATAGTATTATACTTCTAACATTACACAAGCGTGTGTTCTAATTCTCATATGGAAATCTATCGTTCTTGTTGTAGAGTACGGTTTTCCAAGTTTATAAAGTTATCAAAATTATCAGGAAGCCCCGGTGCGAGATGCATCGGGGCTTTTTCCCGCTCATTTTCTACCTTTTCGTATACAGAAAGCTTAAACATAGTTAATACTACGATTTTTCGTATAAAACATTTGGTTACTACGAAAAATAGTAGTATCTTTGCAGAGTCTTAAAATAAAACGATATGAAGAAGATTTTAGTAACAGAAAAAGAGGAAGAACTGATAGAGGCT